CGGCGCATGGTTCACCATGCTGCTCTATATCGCGCTGGTGGCTATCGTCGGCGCGCTGATGGTGCTAGCCTGGCTTGTCTATGCCAGAATCCAGAACCAGCAGAACCGCCCCGTAGACGGTGCCTACCCACTGCAACGCTTCCGCGTGCGCGGCGGGCGGACGGTCGTCATCAACCCAACCCACATGATGAGCGCGGCCGCGGTCATTGACCGCCGCACCGGCGACTACACCGAAATCGAGCACCCCGCCGGCTGGGATGTCGTTGCGCCCCTCCGCCATGCCATCGAGCGCAGCAATAGCATTCGCGCCATGTTCCCCGGTGATGCGGCGCGGATGAACCAGAACGGTGCCATGTCGCGGATGCCCAGCATGGCCGGCGTGCGCCAGCTCGAAGCCAAGGCGCCGGCCGCGCCGCGGGTGGTCGGCGCGCCGCCGCCCGTTGAGCGGGTAGCGCCGCCGCGCGAACCGCTCAGCCTGCCCGCCGCCTTCAAGCGCAGCGAGCCGGAAAAGTGGATCATCGGCCAGAATCCCGAAGCCGGTACCCTGGCCACCATCCAGCCCCGCCAGAGCGTGCACGCCGGCATTATCGGCGCGACCGGCACGGGCAAAACCGCGTCGCTCGGCTTCCTCATTGCCGCCTACGCCATCCGCCACGGCTGGCACACGGTCATCCTTGACCCCAAGGGCGGCGCGGACTGGGAGCCGTGGAGCCGGCACGCCGAGTGGCACGAAAGCGACCGTACCACCTTCCCCGATCAGGTACGCGCCATCGAAGCCGAGCACGACCGCCGCTATGCCACGGTCAAGGCCGCCCACGTGCCCGATGTGGGGCAACTGCGCACCCCTCCGCCGCCGGTGTTGGTGGTGGTCGAAGAATATGGCGATCTCATTGACCAGCTGCGCAAAGCCAAGCGCAGCGAAGCCGAGGCGGTCGACACGATGCTTGACCGGCTGTTGCGGCTTAGTCGGATGACCGACATTCATCTGCTATTCATTGACCAGTATCCAGAGCACTGGAGCAACCAGGTGATTGCCGGCACGAAGGCCAAAGCGGTGTTTCAGTTGGGGCCAAACCAGGGCGCGAAGCTCGAGGAGTACAAGGCCAGCAAATTACCCGACTGTGGCCGCTTCCTGCTGCGCGGCAAAGAGTACGACGCCTGGCACGTTGCGCCCGACGTGGCCGGCATCCTGCGGGCGTTGCCGGCGCGGCGTGGGGTAGATATCGTGGGGGTGCAGTATGGCGTGGATGGTGTTCAGGATGGCGTTCGCGATGGGGGTGGGCGGTCAAATACACGAGACAGCGACACGGGCGAACGGGCGAACGAACAACCCGCCCCCAAATGGGATGACGTAACCGCCGCGTTCTTCTCCGCTCATCCCGACCTGCTAACGGGGCCGGCCCGTGGTATCACCGACCTGGCGCGACTGATGGCAGAGAGCGAGGGCAACGCCAAGCCGCACACGGCGTACAAGAGCATTGCGCACGCCTACTTCCACCAGTTCCGCGCCGCCGTGCGCTTGCCAAGCGGTGCCCCGCTGGGCGTTGACGTGACGGAGGCACGCTAAGCCCTTGCCAGGCCGGCCGGCGTGCGGTACAATGGCCGCAGGCGGCGTGTGACAGAAGAAGCCGCGGCTAGAAGAGTTGCCAACAATTAGCGAATCTCTGACAGCGGCGCGAGTAATTGCGTGCCGCAAGATGTATCAAAAAGGCGAGCCTCAGCCAGCTCGCCTTTTTGTTTGCCCAGCGCGGGCGAGGCTTGCGGGCGGCGTAAGGCGTGGGGGTGGAATTGGGTGAAATCGGTCAAATGTCGTAGAAATTCGGGGTTGCTATTTTTGATTAAATATTGTATAATCATCTTATCAAACAATATTTAATCAAACAGGAGCGAACGATGAGCACAATCACAGTCAAAGTCAGCCAGAAGAATTTTGCCAAGGGTGTCAAGTATGCCAAGACATTTGGCGGCAAGTACGACGGGGGCAGCAAGACTTGGACAATCCCAACCCACCGCAACGGCGTGTACAACAACGCCTGCAATGCCCTGGGCAACTATGGGCTGATCGAAGTGAGCCGCAGCGAAGGCAGCCAAGCCGGCGCGGTTGTCGCCACCGGCGATCATGACGGCAACTGCCCCGCCAACTTCGGAGGCGCTTGTGAGTGCAAATAGCCACGGAGGAGCAGGCCGCGGCCAGGGGCGCAAGCCCCTGGCGGAGCCGGTCACGACGAAATGCTTTACGCTCTTTGAGCGGCAAGCCGGGTACACGAGCGAGCAGATCCGGTCAATCATCGACCGACACGAAGTGGAGTACAATCGGGAGTGGGTCACGCTGTGGGAAGACAACGCCGGCGGGCTGTGGCTGGTGGACACGGCGAGAGCAGCGGCCTGGAGCGTTGGATCTAGCAACTTCGTGGCGGATGCGTCGGACTTGTGGATTGGCCAGACCGACGCATGGGAGACCGACAGTCACCCATACGCCGAAGCGGTTGAGCAACAGGACGGAATCAAGCTTGTGGCAGAGTACAGCAACGGGGAAGCAAAATTCTACCCCGAAGAAATGGGTAGCGCAGCGACAGAGTACTGCTTCAAGTCTTAAAGAGAGGGCAGCCAAGTGGCTGCCCTCTCTTTTATTCCGCCAACACGTACCGCGGCGGCACCACGCGCCGCACGAAGCGCGGCCGGCCCTCCACGACATGCACCCGATTGCGCATGTCCTCCGGCAACGTGAGCACGCACTCAAGCTCAGCCGGCAAGGTCTGCAAATGCCGGTCGAGCTCCGACCGATTGACACAGACCGTCGTTGTGGTTGCGCCCAGCGCATCCCCCACCGTCACGTAGAAAAACATTCATCCCTCCCACTGCAAAAACGCCGCAAACACCGCCATGCCGAGCACGAGCCCAGCCAGAAAGAACCACACCTCACTCGCCACTGGTGGGCACCTCGCAGATGGCGATCAGGATGACCCAGTAATACGAGTACTCCGACCCGGGCACCGCCACAAACGCCACCCCGATATCACCCTGCTCACGGAAAAACGCATCCAGCCCCAGCAAATGGCGCGCATGGGCAGGCGATGCGCTCAGCAGTTGCCACGTCAGCGCCGGATCGGGCGTGCCAGCCAGAATCGATTCGATGTTGTTGCCGTTGAGCGTGTAGGCCGCGGGGAGCCGGCAACCCGCGGCCCGCGCCACGGGGTTGGGGCAGATGCCGCTTGGATCACAGTGGCCAAAGTAGCGCCGTCTTGCCATTGATTCGGCGCGGTGTTGCGCCGCTTCCACCAATGCCGGATGGCAGCGCACGGTCGTGCGCTGTTGGCGTGCGTCCGTGGCCAGGAGCTGCGCAAAGTCCACCGCCGGCCCGCTGCGGTAGCAGGCCGGCGCGGTTGGCGTGGGTGTGGGCTGCGCCAGCCGCACAAGCGGCATATAGGCGTAATGGAGCGGGCTGACGGGTTGCGGGATGTGGGCTGGGCTACAGCCGGCGAGGAGGGCGGCGAGGATGAGCAGCAACCGCAGGTGCGGCATGGTGGGTCTCCTATGGGTCGCGGGTCAAAATGCAATACAGCGAATCGCTCACGTAAAACAGCGCGCCGCTGGGCACGCCCAACGAATCGAGATCGAACCGGGTCGGCTCGTCACTGTCGCTTAATGCCTCGTCTCCGATGCCGACCGATGGCACGGTTAGGGTGCCATCGCCGCGCACCCAGAGCCAGCGCAGCCCAGGCCGGCGAATAAACCAGTGATTGTTGTCCTCCGCCCCTTTGAGGCTGGCCGCCCCATAGAACTGTTGCACGTCCCCCAGCACCGCATAAATGGCGCCAAGCGCATCGGTGTAGGTCGTGAGTTGGGCCGCGGTCGGGATGTCTCCGTGCGCGAATCGGTGCGGTACAGCGTAGGCCATAAGTCCCCCTTAGAGCGTGGTCGAATCGCTTTCCAGAAAATAATCAACAACCCACTCATTTGGCCCAGTCAAGCTGGTGAACTCAGCATAGACGACATAGAAGGCCCCCACCGCAGGCACGGCGGTAATGCCAGTCAAATCAATGTACGATTCCCACGTATAAGCCCCGATCCGGTTGGTGCCATCGTCAAGCTCAGCATTGCCATTGACAAAGATGCGCAGCTTATCCGTGTCGTTTTGGGTGCTACGGATCTTGTAGTGCAGATAGCGCGCTTGGCGACGAAAGGCCCAATTACGCGAGTCACCGCCTACGGTCAGCGTCTCGGAGGTAAACGGGATCTGCACGCCAGAGGTGAGGGAGTAGAGGAACTCGATATTGTCGGCTAAGACATTCATCTGTGCGGCGGTCAAAATGTTGCCATCTGAAAAAGTTGGATTCGCAGTATAAGCCATTAAAAATACAACCTTCCTTTGGGGTCGCTAGCCGCGCCCAGCTCGCTCGTACCCAACAAAAAATAGCCCGCGTCAACACCGCCCGCGGCGTACTCGAACACGTCCGACCGCCGCACGCAGGTCAGCGACTGTCGGAAACCGGACGTCACACCGATCGACCAATCAATCGCCACCACAAAAAACGTATCCGCACTACTCATCTGCTCCGAGTCGTCAATCGTCACCAGGTCACCCAGATCCCGATCCGGTATCCCCGGCGTGCCCTCGATGATGGCGTACAACGTCGGCAGCTCCTGCCGCGCCAACAGGAACTCGGCAAAGGCGGCGGCTTGACTGCGGTTCTGAATCCAGGGAGACGACACCCGCCGGGTCAGGCTCGTGTCAGGCCGCACCGGATTGCCCCAGAAGCTTTCCGCCGATGCGCGCCGCTCCTCATACGTCGCGACCACGCCGATGCTTTGCCCGGTGATGGTCAGGCCGCCGATGATCGCCGGCAACGTCGCGTGCGCGTTGGCGAACTCCAGTTCGACCCGCTCGGCATAGGCCACGCTGGTCAGCGTAATCGAGCCGCTGAGGTCCGTCCCGCCGGCGGTGCGCGCCGTGTAGGTAATGCTGCTGATGCTGTAGGCCGGCCCGCTCAGGTCAGCCGAGACGGTAATCGTCTCACCAGGTGGCACGGTCAGCGCCTCGTCAGCGCTCCACAGCTCCCCGCTATCGTCAAGGCCGTACAGGCTGGCCCGCACCTGCGTGTTGCTCGAAAGGTCCGCATCTTCGTAGTAGAGCGTCAAACTCTCGAAGTCATCGCGGTCAAACGTCTTCTGCGATGTCACGCTCTTGGCATTGGTGAGCCAGTGCGTCCAAGACTCGAAGGTAAAGAGTCCCTCACGCGGGCAGTAAAACCGCCCGCCGCTGGCCGCCGCCAAGCGCCAGCACGCTTCGACCGGGCTTGCATCCGCCAACCAGAACCACGGCACGACGAACGACCCATCGTTGATGTCCAGCTCACCGGAGAGCAACCCGACGTAGTTCAGCAACACATCCTCGATCAGCTCCGCCTCGGTCATGCCGGCCGCGTTGTAGGCCACGAAGTCGTCAAGCTCCGTGTCGAGCCGCATGTTGAGGATCCGCTCTTCGTGCCCCCGGCAATCGAGCTTGAGCGTCTTCGGCTGGCCCGGCGCCAGCGTCGTGTGCCTTGGCAGCTTGGCGTTGCCGTTGAAGACGGTCTCATAATTCGACCCGCCGTCGATGCTGACCAGTAGTGTGATCGGCAGATGGTACATCCCGCCGTTGCTGATGTCCGCATAGAGCGGCCCGGTCGTAATCAGCGGACTGTAGCGATTGTCGGAGTTGTCCAGCTCGATGCTCATCTGCGCAATTTGGCCAGAGGTTGCGGTGATGCTCTGCTGGGGCGGAGCGATGCGCAGCGACCCGCGGGCGGAGATGAGGCGATCAGTCTCCTCGGTGTAGGTGCCATCGATGTCCCAATCAATATCGACGCGGGCGCGGATTTGGCGTGATGTCACAGTGTCCCCCGTTCCGGCGCGCCACTAATCGCGATCGACCCGCTCCACACCAGCGCATTATCGACATTCATCTCCACTTTGTACCCACTCACAAACACGGTATCGCTCTCATAGGTCACCGCGCCGTCAATCTCGACAAACAGACTGTTATCCGCGTCCTGGCTCTGCGCCACCTGCGCGCCCAGCACATCGTCAAGGGCCGCGGCCCATAGGCCCGTCATGTTGAAGCGCCAGTCGGAGAGGATCGGAATCTGTTCGGCGGCAGTGCTAGGGATGACCGTGGTATCGGCCACCCGCATGTTGCTCTCCAGGCTCCACGATTTGAGCCAGGGCCGCAGGTCGGTGCCATTGAACAAGATCCCCTCGTTGACTTCCTCGATGGCCAGGGACAGCGCAAAATAGTCCTGCGTGCCCGTCGTGTAATTCAGCGCCCGCGCCGCCGTCGCCCCGGCCACGCTCAGCAGCTCCGTGCCCCAAAAAGTGTGACAGGCCGTGCTACCCAAATCAATCCGCTCGAAAAAGCCGTCATGCGCCGCGGCTTCGACCCCCGTCGTCGCGCTGTTGCTGGCAATGCCGACCAGGAGCGCGTCAACGCCCTCGGCGGTCACCGAGGGGTAGGTGATGCCGGCGGCGGCCGTACCTGTGCCCGCGGTCGTGTCGCTGATGGTCAGCGACTTGCCGTTGGGGCTGTAGATGGCCGCGATGATGCCGATCATGGCCACGGTTGCGCCATCAAACGCCACGGTCACCGCGTCGCCCGCGTCGCCCGCCTCAGCCGTGCGGCTGTAGATGTGCTGGCCGCCGGCCCCGGCCTGCGCAGAGAGCAGCGTCCAGCCCGTTGGCGTGGTGATGGTGCGATCCGCATCCGTCACGACTTGGAGGAGCAGTAGATCGCCGGCCTCGGCATCGGCCGGAATATCGACATCAAACGAGGTAGTGCTATTCGTGGGGCCGTAGCTATCGTAGGAGCGCCACTGTGGGCAGCGGTAGACCGTTGCGCCTTCGACCAGCGCCAGGCTAATGCAGTTGCTCGCCGCGGTCGTGCCCGTGGCGGTGCGTGTGCCCGAGGCCCCCGCCGCGCCGATGGCCTCGGTCATACAGTAGGCGCGGTTGCTGCTGATCGTCACATCCCACTGCTCGGTCATCCCCGGCGCCGGCGTCGTGTTAAACAGCAGCGTCGTGCCGTAGCAGATGAGGTAGCCGGCGGCGGAGAATGTCACCGACGGATAGACCCGATCCCCGCTGGCATTGTACTGTTGTTGCACGTCGTCAATCGTGATCGGCTGCGCGGTGTCGGAGTAGAAGCTAATAATGCCCGCGCCAATCGCGCCGGTCAGGTTGATGGTCAGGGTATAGTCAGCCGGCTCCGATGCCCCGGCCACCTTGAACCAGCCGACCGCAGGATCATCATCGTTCAGCCCGCCGCGCTGGATCTCGGTCCAGCCCGCCGGCGCTTGCAGAATGCCGGCGGCGGGATTGCTGACGGTGGTCATGAGCAGCATAAAGTCGCCGGCCACCGTGCCCGTCGGCTTGGTGACGGTGACGCTGGTCCCGTTGGTCGATACCGGGTCGGTTTTGGCGCGGATCTGGATCGCCATGCTACACCTGCCTTAGCGTCAGGCTGACGTTGTAGCGCGGCCCGCTGGCTGCGTTCACTTCCTCGTATTCGAGGGGTGGCAACGATTCATCTTGAATGACAGTCCACGCGGTGCTGTTGTGGTCGGTGTAGGTGCCCGATGCGCTCAGCGCGTCGTAGCCGGTTTGAATGGCGGTCAGTTGGGCCGCGGTGATGGCTTGCCAGGTGATGGATAGGATCGACTTGGCGGAGGAGCTTACGAGGTCATGCACCACGGTGCCATTGGCCAAGACGAAAGACGCCCCACGATAGGCCCGCCGCACGGTCTGCGTCGCGGCGTCGGGGATGGATTGCGCGGCAAGTGTCGCCATTAGCGGGCTCCCTGTAGGCTAGTGTTTTGGCGTTGGAGCGCGTCGACCGCGGGAGTAACCAGTTGCGCGAGTAATTCGACCAAGGCATTTGGAACCGACTGGCCAACGCTGGAGAGAAAACCGGACCCCCACGCCGCCCCACTAATCCGCCCGCCTTCGGCAAGTCTCTGTAGGTTGGATTCAGCCCTCAGTTGTTCATCAAGGGCCGCGGTTACTTGGCCGCCCAGGTTGCCGTCAATCACGCTGGCGCGCACCCCGTCCGAAAAGGCCACCGATGCGCCGCTCCCGGCCGCGCCGTATTGTGATGCGATCTGACTGGTGTCCGGTGGTGCGAGTACGCCACCAACACCAAGCGCGCTCTGAGCCGCCCCAAGGATCTGCCCTTGTCCCAACCCGCCGAACTCTTGCGCCAGTTCGCCCGCGATCTCTTGCGCAAGCTCCGCAAGCTTCGCTTCGCCGATCAGCATTCGGCGTACGCGCTCCTTGGCGGCATCGCGATCGATGAGGGCGGGCACAAGCCCGTCTTGGAAATCTCGCAGGACTTTCGCCGCCTCGGTCTTAATGTCGCCACCGGCAAACGCCTCGCCAAACAGATCCGGAAACTCTTTTGACAGATAGTCAGCCCACGGCGAATCGAACCCATTGACGGCCACGTCTGCGAGGCGGCGGGCATTTTCATTGATGGCATCAGCCCGCGGCAAGATGCTGTCCACATCGACCCCAACCCCAGGATCAAGCGCACCCTGTAAGACCCCTTGCACGGTCCCCGCCAAGCTATCAAACTCGCGCTGTAGATCACTCGCCTGCTTATTCGCTGCGCTCAGGCTCTGCGATGCCCAGCGCTGCGTAGCCCGGTCCGCTTCCTCCACGGCATCAAAGACGCCCAGCGCTTTGTTTTCGAGTTCGGTGTAGGCGAATATCAGATCGAGCCCGCTCAGCCCCTGCGATTCGAGTTCCAGCGTCTGCTCTTGGAGCATCCGCAATTGCTGCTCAGCCAGGCGTTGCGCCTCACCACCGCCGGTAATGCCGACAATCCCCTGCGCACGGCTGACGATGGCATTGGCGGCAGAGCCGGCCAGCTTGTCGAGACTCGCGGCCAGGGCGACGGTTTCGGTGGCATCGATGGCCGCGGCACGGGCGGCCGCGTGCATGGCCCCTTCCCGCTCGCGCTCAGCATCGGCGGCGGCCATGCTGGCCCGCTCCTGCTGGCCAAAGGCATCGGCGGCTTGGAGGGAGAGGTCCGCGGCTTGTTGCATCGTGCCGAGCGGGAACTCAAGTTGCGCCAGTTCCAAGCGCAGGGCCATGACGGCGCGCTCGGCCTCTTCGACCGCCTCGGCATCGCGCCCGCCGAACTCAGCACCCAGGATATTGAGCGGCTTTGTCGTGTCGAGAATTTCGAGCAACTCGATAGCCGCTCTCAGCTCGGAGTTGATCGTGTTCTCGCCACGCTCGCCGGTCATCTGCTCATTGAGCACGCCAAGCTGATCGGCTATCCGGCCTATGGTGTCAGCCCCGGCAATTGCCAGCAACGCGCCAAACGAATCCTTGAGATTCTGGACGTTGGCGTCAAAGCGCTCAAATTGCGTGGCCGCACTATCGGCGGCGTCGCGGTTGGCAGCAATGGCCGTTGCGCCTTGACGGAAGGCTTCGTTGAGTAGGGCTTGTTTGCGCTCGGCTTGGGTCAGTTCGTTGGCTTTTTTGCCGATAGTGGCGGCATAGTCCGCTGTGGCTTTGTCGAGGTCGATGATTAAGCCGAGGTTATCGAGGATCAAGCGCGATTCACGCGCCAACCCGGTGGTGATAAATTCGAGCGCCTGCGTGTCGCTGATGCCCTGCGCACGGCCAAGCGCGGTCGATAGCTCAATGAGCTTGGCGAACTGTTCCGGTGTTTTCGCGACCTCAAACTGGATCGCCCGGTTGGCGTTGAGGATCAGCTCAAATTCGGAGATGGTGCCCTGTGCGGCCTTTTTGGCCGCGCTCACCATCGCGTCGGCGGAGCTACCCACCGACGCGGCAAAATCCCCCAGCACGCTGCCAAGCTGATCAAAGACAGCCCCACGCCGCGCCACGTCATCCATTGCGCTGGCGAGCTGGTAGAGCCCGGCAATGCTAGCCCCTGCGGCCAGTGCAGCCAGGCCACCCGCGGCCGCGCCCGCGGCCTTGTCCAGCATCCCAAGCTGCTGGCTCATCTTCTGGACTTCGCCCGCGCCCTGGGACCGGGCGCGGATCAGGATGTCAATTAGGCCCATCGTTGTCCTGCTCTGCCTCTGCTACAATCTGGTCATGCTCCGCGAATTTCTCCCACTGCGCCGGGCTGATGTGCTTGCCCTCGATCAGCCCCTGCGTCTGTTGGATGCGTAGCGTTTCCGTCTGCTGAATCGCCATCGCCTCTACCGCCCGCATGAGCCGCGGCCAGTCCTCGTTATCCCAGGTCGACAGCGGGAGGCCGAAGCGCTCCAAGAGCCAGGCGTCGGTCTGCTCAGGCGGGAGGGTTACGCTTTCGCCTCGGTGATGCCTAATGAGCTGCGCACGTTTTTTTTTGTGAGCGCCTGCAACTCGTTGACCGCATGGCCGTAGGCGGTCGATAGCCAGACCGACAGCTCATAATCGAGCGCGTCGATATTTTCGTCGGTGAGGTCGTCAGGGCTATCGAGGACCAGGCCGGCGGCGGTCTCCAGGTAGACCGCCTCTGTCTTGGCAACGAGGAGCGCGCCGGCTTCTTCGGCGGAGATGCCAACGGACGCGCCCCAGAATGTCCGAATCTCGCCGCGCGTCCACCGTTCGGAGACTTCGACGAAGAAAGACTCGCGGCCGGGTAGGGTGCAATTGATACGCATAGGCCTAGCTCCGCACCGGGTTGCCGCTGACGGAGAGGGTGCCGGACCAGGTGATCGCGCCGCCAGGATTGTCCGCGTTTACGCGGTAGTTGCTCAGGAAGGCATTGCTAGTCCAGGTATAGGTAACTTGGCTGCCCGATGGCCCGATCACCACCACCAGCGTTTTGAGCGTGCTGGGCGGGCTGACCGCATCCGGCCCCAGATAGCCGTCGAGCGTCGAACTCCAGAAGCCGCCCACGGGGACCGACCAGTTACCCAAGCCGGCAATCTTTTCGCCGGCGGTGCTGGATAGGACGGTCGTGTCAATTTCCGCGATTACCGCTTCGAGTGAAGCCTGATTCAGATGCTCCTCCAGGCTGTCACTGTCATAGGTTACGGTCACATTGGTTAAGGCCTTCACTGCCATGTGCTATCTCCTCAGTATGAAACGCCGCTCAGCGCGACAATCAGCAAAAATGTAATATCATCCGCGCCGCCCAAATCGGTGATATTGGCACGAACGTAACGCCCCACTGTCCCGCTCAGCGTCGCCTGGTACGCGCCAACCGCTGAAAATGTAAAGGTTGCTTCCGTCACGGCCCCCGAATAATCGCTTGCGCTATCACTCTGCACCACGATCGTGGCGTCCGTCGCGGTCCCCGTAATGCCCTGCACAAAGAGCCAGGCCGCCCCGCCGGCACTCCCACCGGCCCCAAAGTCCACCCCGCCCACGGCTCCGGTCGCATCCTCCGCCGTGCCCAGCGCGGCTTGCAAGCCGCGGTAAATCCGCGACGTGCCCCCTGGCCAGTTACCGTTGACGGCGATCAGGTTTTCGATGGGGGTGTCGATGCGGAGCTGCTGGTTGAAAGATTGCGGTAGCACATAGCCCACCGGCGCAGCCAGATGCGTGCCGAACACCAACCCGACATACACGTCATTCGCACTGCCCAGCCGGCTGTGTAGCTCGGCTTCGATGTCCCCGGCGTCGGGGCCATTGTAGTAGCCGCGGTGCTCGATGGCCGGGCTGACCAGATTGGGGATTTTCAGCACGCCGGCATTTTGCAGCACCTGGTACTCGATGATGCTGGTGTCGGTGTTGAGCACCACGCCGTTGGTTTGGCCGCTGAAATCAAACTCGTCAATCAGGATCTTCGTGTTGTAGCCTAAGACTGCCATGCGTGCCCCCGCTTAAATTGCGTCAAGAATCGTGTCATACTCGCCATCGGTGCCGCGAGCAAAAACCGTAAAATCATCAGCCGTATGGCCGGCATCATCCAACAAGATAATGCCCTGCCCTGTGCCATCAGCCAGCGCAGCATCAGCAATAGTCTGCTCTGCCCCAACCGCCACATTGTTGTAAAAGAGCCGGAACTTTTGGCCATCGCAGATCACCCGAATCGGCGCGCCGGCGACGTAGGCGGCCGCGGTGTCAATGAGTGTGGTTGGCGTGCCGTTGACGACCTTGATCAGCCGCGCATTGGTTTTATTGTGCACAGCCTTGACGTAGTTTGCGCCATCGGTCCACCGCACCACCACCCCGCCGCTACCCGTCGCCAGTGTCACGTTGGCAGTTGCGATCACATCTGCAACGCCACTATCCACGGTCGCAATATTCTCTACGCCGATCCCGTCCTCGCTGTACGCTACGCCACCCGCTGCGGTCCAGGTCTCCGATTCGCTAGCCCACGTTTCGCCAGCCCCGCCACTGCCCAGCCCGCCGGTAACGCCCTCGGCATGGCCCAGACCGTCCGATGCGCCCCAGGCCGAAAAGCCGTCACTGACGAGGGGGGCGGGCAGCCAGAGCTTAGCGGGGACGGCCAGTAACGACACCTCCAGCGCACCACTGACAATGGTGGCGAAACTCGGGTACATGACCGCCGAATTCTCACTCGCTGTAAAATAGAGCAGCAACCAATGGCCAGCGCGCTTCACAAGCGCCATTGCGCCCACCTCGCGCAGAATCGAGCACCATTCGGTCTCTGTGGTATAGGTGCCCGCCACGGCAAAAGAGTTGTTGTCATAGATCCGAATGTCACCGCCCGGAATGACCCCAATGCCGTGCGCCGTCGTCGCGATGTTCCCCAGTGCATCCGCCCAGCCGTTGTTGGTCAGGGCCGCCGTGTCTACCGTCCAACGCATCGCCACGCCGGCGCGGCGATTTACACCGTTGTACCAGACGCGCTCGTTTTGCGAGGGCAGATTCAGCGTGCCGCCGCTGATATTGATATCGCTGCCGGCATCGGCGATCTGCGCGATATATCCCGGCCCAGGATCAGCCGGCGCGCCGCTGACCGCGCCCTGTGCGCGGTCGGTGTCGAACGCATCGCGCATCAGGTAATACGGTGGCGCGGTGAAATCCGCCTGGTGGCCCACGCCGCCCCCCTGGCCCATGCCCAGCGGTGCTTTGCCGAGCAGCCAACCAAGTAGCGGTCGCATTAGAGTTCCACCGCCAGCCAGCAAACCTTATCGCCGCTGCTGTCCGCATCGAACCAGAAGTCGGAGAGGCCGCCCGTCAGCACCACCCCCTCGCCAGGATTGAGCGGAAAGCCGTTGGCACTCGTCACGTCAGGCGAGCCGGCGCCGTCGTTGCCGACCCAAATCGTGTCGGCATTATCCGGGTGCGCCTTGACCGCGACGACTTTCGCCACGTTGAAGGCGCCTTGCACGGCAGTGCCGGCGGTTGTTACGGTGATTTGCCCTGCTCTTACAGCCATCGTCTCTACCTCACCAAACCATTACGCGGATCTGTTCCACCCGATACATCACACCATCAATCACCGGATAGTCCATCGCGGAAAATTCTTCGTCAACTGTCAGCGAATCCCAATTCGCGGTCGGTCCGCTGTTCGCCTCGAGGAGGTCCAACACATCCTCGCTCAAATCGTCAAGGTCGTCCTCGGTCGTCGCTTGCCACTTCCAGTAGATGGAAATCAGCAAGGCGTGCTCCCGATGAAACGCGCCCAAGGCCAGCGCCGGCCCCGGTCGGGTGCCCTCGCTGCGCACCATCGCCACCGGCGAAAGCCCGCCGAAATCAGGTGCTTCGCGGGCATAGACCGCCTGAAACGTCGCAATGTCGTCAATCAGGCCGGCCAGGGCTTGGCGGGCGGCTTTGCGGCTATTCACGGGTCACCGTGGCCACGTAGCCGGTAAAGAGTTTGTTGATGGGTTGATCCATATCCTTGACCGTCTTCCCTAGAAAGCCGCGCCGCTTTTCGACAGGGCCGGCGTAGGCCAGATTCGTGGCCACAAAGCCCACCGGGCCGCCCTGGTTGCGTGTGCCCCAAAAGAAGCTATTCTTGAGCCGGCCCGTGATGACCGGCAACACCCCCGTCAGGCCGACCGGCGGGCGCTCTTTGCCGAGGCTTAAAAGGTAGCGGTGCACCATCCCCGCCCCCAGATTCAGCATCAGCCGCAGCCCGCTGCTGTTCTCGGCAATGCCGGCGTTGGTGCGGGCGAGCTGTTGCTGCGCTTCGATGAGGCCGGTGATGCTGACCGCTCCGACGCGGCCGGCGGAGAATGCTGATGGTGCCATTAGGTTGTCTTGACCTGTCCTACGATGATGTGCAGCGACGGAATGTCGCCGTCCGTCCATTCGAGCACCGCGTCAATCGGGTACTCATTCGCCCCGATGACCAGGATGTCACGCTCTCGCACGTCAGGCAGCGCCCCGCCGGCCACTGGTACATGGAAGCACTCTTTGGTCTCTCGCGGGCTGTTGAGGTCCAGTAGGCGGATTGTTTCACGGCCCACTGGCCACAATGGCGTGATCAACAGGCTGGCCAGGTTGGTGACCGCCGCGCCTAAGCGGTTGCCAGATGCGGCCGCGTTGCGCTTGGTCGATGCGTCAACAGTGCAGAAATCGCGGGCGCTCATGAAAAATCATAGTCCTTCGTTTCACGCCGCAATGGTCGCATGACCACCCGCGACGCACCCCCGCCACCCGACCCGCTGACCAACTCCCCAATCGCCTTACTCTTTTGGCTCCGGCTCTCGCGCCGCGGCCCCAGGCTCACATCGGTCTCGGTCACCGCACTGCGCTGCACCCGCTTGAGCATCTCCGACTCTACCAAGTCGATCACGGTCGCAATGTCGTTGGGGTCCAGGTAGCGCACGTCTGGCTCTGCGGTCTCGGTATTCAACGCGCCCATCGAGCGCAGGGCGGCATCGATGGCGTAGGTATAGCTCCCCTCGGTCAGCGCGCCGCTTGCGGTGGTGCTCAGGCTGTAGTCGGTAGCGAGCTGGCCCAGCCGGGCGTGCACCTGCGCGGCAATCTGCGCACGGGTTTGGGGTACGAACCAGAGCCAAACGTCGTCAATGCGCACGGGGATCGCTGCGTTGTTGAGCAGCTTGAGCGTGTACGTGTTGCCGGGTGCCAGGCCGAGCAGGTCGGTGTTGACCTGCCAGGTGTCAGCGGTATCGCCTTCGAGGCTGACCGCCACCACCGTGCCGCTGTCGTCATCCGTGATGACCGCTTGCAGGTCGTCAGTCGCCAGCGTATCCCCGACGGGCTTCACCGCAACTTGCAGCGTGTAGGTTCGCGCATAGGGTACGGTGAAATCCTGCGTAATGTAGCCGCCCGCAGCCAGCACGGCGACGCCATACTGCTCGTCACCGTCGCCGGCGCTATAGGTGGCGTCGGTGGCGGTCCAGTTGTCCAGATTCATCAGGAAGCGGCCATTGGTGAGATGGCTGCGGTCAGCGTACATGGTTAGTCGGTCTCCACTGTGGCCACCGGTGTGGGCGTTGGCCCCTGCGATTGTTCGGTCCAGCCGCGCGGGCTAGGCCGCAGGGCAAGGAAGATCAAGAGCATTGTCACCGATAAACCGAGTACTAACTTTTGCATGATTTGTCCTATCTTTCTCGACAATCGCCCTAATCAATCTCCGCTAACTGCGCGTCCGGGTCGGGGCTCCACGGGGCCGCAATGGGCCGGTCATGCCGCTGGATCTCCTGGCTCTGGTACGTGGCGATCTCGTCTTCGGTCGCCATGCGCCAGCCGGCTGTTGCCAGCCGGCCGCGGGCGTGTTCGCGGGTGACGCCATGCACCGCGCCGGCGGGGTTGACGATGTAGTACGCGCCGTCCTTGCCCTGCTGCTTGATGGGCTTGGCGGGTGCTTCCGGCGGGGTCGTTGGTTCGGTTGGTTCGGTCGTTGGTTTGGTGGCCATAGGCTCTCCTTAGTTCCGCGGTAGCATGTACACGGACAGATCGACCGTATTGGTTGTGCTATCCGTGGCAATGTCCCAATTGACGCACGTATACGCCCCATACAGATCATAACGATTCAGACTGTCAGTTGCGGCGCTCTGCGTGGCTACGATCTGCGGGCCATCCGTGTAGTTGGTGTTATCGTTGCTGTGCTCCAACATGACGGTCATGTTGACCGGCGTGCTGTTGGGGGCCATAACGAGCTGCACATCGCCGGTCGTGAACTCGCGCGTATCGCGGCAGATCCGCCCGTCCGCGGTCACAACTGCGGTCACAATCGGGATGAGCGGCCCAATCTTGGAGCCCGACGGCTCATTGCCCGCCACGGGCGTGATACCCGCGGCCACGGGCGCGGCGTAGACAGAGGGGCGGGTGTCGATCATCGTCATGAGCGCCACGACGGCGATCAAGCAAAGAGCGGCAAAGGTGGTGAATAAAGTTTTCATGGTCATGTTTGTTTCCTTGAGATTTGGTCTCAACTATGCGGCGGGGGCCGGCTTACAGTTCGGACGTGCGGACGGTGATCCCGTGATTGTCGCGCATCTCGGCCACGCCATAGAGACAGTCGATCGTGAATTGCACACCAAGCAGATCCTTGTCGTAGCCGATGGTGACACGAATCCCGATCCCGTCCTCGCTCATGACCGTCTGTTGCACCCCGGCATTGGCTGGCGCGGGCGGCAGCGGGCGGCTGGCCATCATGATGGCGTTGCGGTGGAAGAAAAGGTTCTTACATTCGCCGGCCGCGGTCGTGATCATCTGATCCATGAGAATCTCCCAGCCCATGAACCGACCGACCATGCTGTCGGCTGCCATCTGGCCTAACGACTCGGTGTAGTCGCGATTGACGATCTTCTCGATGCCCAGGGCTTCGTAGTCCGCGTCTTCGTGCAGGACGGCGTAGCGCTGCGTCTGTGGTGCCTTGGCGCTATTCAGCAGCCGGCGAGCGTTGCGAAAGTCGTCCTCCCCCAAGCCAGAGGTCGCGTCAATCGACTGCGAAAAGCCGGAATACAGCGCGGCAATGTCGCTATCAATCTGCTCGGCCATCTTCGACATAGCGTCGCCAGCGTAGACACTGAACCAGTCAGGCCGGGCGAAAGCCTTGGCGATGTCCTCGAGGAGGAACGTAACTTCCTTGTGCTTGTTGAGGGTCAAGGTGTAAACGCTGTCGCCAGGCACTTGCCGGGTGACGACCGTATTGGCAGTCTTGTCATTGACAACGAGCGCGCCGCCATAAGGCACGGTGATTGTCTGACCAAATGTCTGCACTTCGTTCTCATAGTCGCGGTTCACCAACCGCGCCAACACGGTGTTGGCGCGCAGGTAGCCGAGCGCCTGCGCGGCCACGATGGTGGGAATACTGTCATCGACCAGGGTGGTGGTAATGTTTGCCATTGCAAAAAACTCCTTAGAAAGAACATAACTGCTGCTCTCCCCTTTCGCTTTTTACAAGGCACGCCTTGAGAGGATTGATATGTGGGTACTGCGGTACTACTGTCCTACTACCGCGCCGTCTGGCTCTGCTTGAGCAGGCTGCCGGCGTTCTTGCGAATCTCTTCCGGCGTCATGTTGCTGATGTCGAGCCGGGTCGGCTGGGCGTTGCGGTTGCCGGGCGGCACGCCTGGGGCGCTGGCCGGCTTGATGAACTGCAACAGCGTGTCAGCGTCTTTGGCGATGGCCTCGGCATCGTCGCCTTGCAGCCGGTCAATCAGATCAGCCGGTAGCCCCTTTTGCAGGGCCACCTGCATTTTCAGGTTGCGGGTGCGTTCGCTCTTGAGCTCGTTTTCCCGCTGCTGGTACAACTCCTGCCACTTCTGCTGCTCTTGCAACTCTTTCTCGCGGCTCGCCTTGGCGGTTGCCTCGGCTTTTTCTTGCGCGGCCTTGAGCTGCTGCAACTGCGTATTCACTTCCCGAAAGCGCTCATACGGCACAGGGCCGGGCGATTGCTCGCCTTGCGGTGCTGGGGCGGGTGTCTCCGCCTTGGGTGTCTCATCTGCCATTATTGGGTTGCCTCGCCCGTATCGCCGGCGGCGCGTGTATGGTGGGTGCGGTGTGTGGGGTCGGTGCTTAAAATAGTGTTAAGGCGATTTTAGCACATGCGTTCCCGCGCGTCAAGAGGGGCGCTCCGCCGACGTTGGCGGCGTCAGCGGGTGCAGCCCACCCTGCTCGTCAACGCGTACCACGTCTCCGAGGCTCTCCCCCAACGCAATCTCTATATACATGCGCGCTTCGTCGAGCGTAAAGCCGTTCTGCTCTGCAAAGCGGAGCGTCGCCTCTTCTCTGTCGTATTTTGCAAGTAATTCGTTTAGGTTCATCGGAGCCCCAGCCTTTCAAAGATTCGATCAATAACACTGGCAACTGGCGCGAACTCCTGTTCGCTCCACTGCGTCGCCTTGGCCTGATAATCTTGTTGCATCCGCCCAGACCGTTGGGCGATATACTGACTATATGCCCGCGCCCAGACCTCGGCTTCGCTAGCTAGATAGCGGTAATATCGCTCCTCTGGCGTGGAGTCACTGTTTGGAGGCCGGCTGTCGAACAGATTATCGCGCTGCGTTTCCAGATTCTTGACAACGGATGTTTGACGCACCGTTGACCAAAATTCCTGCCGCAACTCCTCTGGCACGGGCCGGGCTGCGTTGGGGCGATAGTACCGCATCTCATGGCTCATTTGTAGATACTGGTGATCCAGATAGTGGCCAAACTCATGATGATAAACAAATTCCATGCGGGGCTCTTTGCGCATCTCGATCCCACGCTCGTGGGGTAACTGCCCCATGATATCGAGCTTGTAGCTGCCGTTTACGGTCTGGCTGCCATCGAGAAGCCCATCAATGACATTGACATTGACGGGAGTAATGCCCTGTGGCAACTGGTGCACAGCGTCACGCGTCCGCTGCGCAAGCCCAACCAGCCGTTCGGCGTCAGGATCTTGCGCCACCGTGACAGCGGTCGCGTTCGGCACTGACGACGCGGCCTGCCGTGCCTGCTCCGCCTCGCGTGCGGCCCGTTCTGCCGCTTCGCGTGCCAACCGCGCCGCCTGCTCCACCTTGCGCCGCGCTTCGAGCACTTCGATATAGACCCGCTGTTGCTCGCGCAACTGATCGCCCAGCGCCTCGTTATCCGCCGCCTCGGCCTCACGAATCCGACCGATCAGCGTCGTCAGCTCTGCCCGCGCCTCGTCATCCGAGAGGCCGGCAATGCGCGCCCGTTCCGCCGCGGCCCTATCGACCGCCGCTTCTCTTTCCACCCTGGCCGCCCGCGCCGCGGCCCGTTCGTCAGCGCTCCGGCTGCGCTCGGCCTTCTCCTCGCGCCGGCGATCCCGCTCGGCCTTGGCGTCCTGCTCCAGCTTGGCCGTGGGCATGGACTCTTCAAAGGCGGGGTGATACATGGCGACGCCCGTGCGGCAATTCCAGTGGAACGATGGTGCCATCATCCGGTCCGCAAAGCGCGGCTCCCCCACCAACTCGAACGGCTCGTCATTGCGCTTAATCTGACCATGCACGCGCAGACAGCAATCCGTCGTGCCCTTCCCAATGACCGCGATGGCCTGCTTTCGGATTAGCGGGTCTTGCGTCGCCACTTCCCCGATCGCCGCGACCTTGGCCGCGTTCTCCGCCGTGATGACGGCGCGGCGCGTGGCCAGCTCGGCAGAAGTGCGCGCCCGCGGAAAGACGGCCGTGCCCTCGCCTTCTGGGGTGGCACGGAGCAGCCGGCCCACCAGGTTGGGGAACGACTCGCCCTGCAGGAGGCCCGTTTGCAACTCCCTGCGCAGGGTGATCCCCAGGTCGGTGGTCCCGGCCCGCAGCCCGTCAAGCGCGGCGGGTGCGTAGCGCTCGACCATGCGTTCGTTGATCGTCGCAAACATGAGGGTGTTTTCGGGGCGGAGGGAGGGTGGGAGGAGGGCGATCTCGCGGCGGATCTGCGTGACCCCCTGCTCGGCGGCGACGTTGAGCAGCCCGCGCAGGATCAGGCCGGTCTCGCGCTCAAGCTGTTGCACCCGCGCGTCAATCTGATCCAGCAAGGCGAGTTGCCGTAGCCGGGCTGCGGCCTGGTCGGGCGTATCGACGCCGGTGCCATTCCACCCGCCCACCAGCGTGGCAATCAGCTCGCGCCGGGCCTGGCCATAGGCCGCGGCGACTTGCCGGGCGGCGCGCTGCTCGGTCGTTTCGAGTTGGGCCAGGTGGCTATCGAGGAGGCGTTCGCGTCGGCTCGGCATGGGTTAGGCTTTGGGGGAGAAGTTAAAGCCGCGATTGATAAATTCCGCCACGACAGAGCGTGCATAGGCGTCGATATCAGCCTGTTTGGTGTCGTCAAATACCCGCAGAGTCTGCTCATCTAGGCCCGCGCCATATTCGGCTCTCAACTCATCGGGTGGAAACACATCCCAATCTAGGCCCGTCAGCGCATCAAGTCTTTCACTTAATGCTCGCACCCGCCGCTGCTGCACAATGCGCGCTATTTCTAAAATCGTATCCTCCCACTTGAGATCGGGATTGTCGTCTGTCATTTCGAGCAGGCTGTATATACCCATCTCTGTTCCCAGGATGGCGAACTGCTCGGCCAAATCGTCGTATTCGTCGGACGTGTAACTACGCCTCATCATTCCCCCGATCCCCCGGCTCGCGTACCCCGGCTGTCCATTCGTTGACCTCCATCGTCATCCCATCGCCACCCGCCAATGCCTTGCTCATCTCAAGCCCGATCTCGGCTTGCTCGATGGCGATGGCCGTCAGCCGGTCCAGGGGTAGCACAGGCCGCTCATTGTCGAGTGCCAACGATTCATCATCGAGCACCGCAATCTCAGGCAGCCCCATGCCGGCGGCGGCGCGGCCGGCCATGCGCAGCGCGTCGATTAGCCCCTGGTCGTAGTTGGGGCGGCAGCGCATGATCTTGACCACCAGGGAGCCGAGCTGTATCTCAAGCGTGGCCGTGGCGATCTGTGTTTTCGCTTTGAGTTCGTCGTACGCGGTTTCCGGTAGCGCGTTCTTGACGTTCTGGTCAATGCGGTCGATAAACTCTAGCACGCCGGCAATGTCGAGCTTTGGCACGATGGGCTCAACGCGCGCTTGGGGGTTGTCGAAAAACCAAACGTTGTCACCGCTCTTGGTCAGCTCGGTAGAGGCCGCCCCAAAGACCGCCCACTGCGGTTCCTGGTTTTTGTTGACGTTATCGCCAAGATACGACGCCAACTGATTGAGCTCGTCAATCATCGGGATGGTGTTTTGGTACGTGCACTCCCCCAGCGGGTCACCCGTCTCTTTGTGGCGGGTCTCCACAAACGGCACAAAGCCCAACTCGTTGGGGTAGACCTCCGGGCGGCCCTCGATGCCCATCGGCTCCCCGTCCCAATAAGTGCGGACCTCTTCCGGCGTAATCACCTCGGCATATTCGACCGGCCCGTCTTCGCCCTCGCGCTGCTCCAGCCAGAAGGCCATGACCGGCGCGGGGTCATACTGGCCGGCTTCGATCAGCATGAATTGTTCCGGTGAGCACGGCGAGAGCTGCACCTGGCCACGGTCGCGCAGGTCAGCGACGCGCAGGCCGACCACGCCGAACAAAGCGCCGTAGTGGACATAGAGCACCCCCCGCCGCCGCCAGTCGGACCAATCAAACACTTGCGTGCGGGCAATGTCCCAGGCCTCGGGCGCGTCCTCCTCCCACTTCCAATCGCCGGGGATTAAGCCGGCGTCGATATCGACGGAGGTAGATAGGGTCAGGTAGAGCGGCTTGATACCTTTGTAGAGGCGCGGCCAGAGCCAGCCCATGTTCTCGCGCATCTTAGCGTAGGCGGAGCCGTCGTAATAGCCTTTGCGGCGAGCTAGCTCGTTTTGGCGGGCACGCCAGCGGCGGGCGTAGGGTTTGTAGGCGGGAAGGTCAAAGATTGTTTTCATGGATCACCGTTCCATCGTCAAAGGTGGCGCTTTCCCACTCGAAGCGAAAAAACAAAACGTCAACGCTGATAGTTCGGTGCCATGCGTTGCTTCCGCGTACGTGGCCATACTGCCCACCCAGCAGGCTGCGCGTGCCGCCCCGGTGGCCGATCATGAGCAGGTCAAGCGCCTTGTTGTGCGCTCCCCAGTCGAACGCCAGCAGGGCGATGCTTAAGCTTAGATGTATTTCCCGTGGGATCATCCCAACATCCTCTCGATCTCCGCATCCGTGCGGAATGGTTCCGGCTCCGCCCGGCCCGCGCCGGGCTTGGCGTACCAGTCGATTTGGCCGGCGGTCATGGCCTGGGGCTGGCCGACCGCGGCCGCCGCCAGGCAGAGCAGCCCATCGGCAATCAGTAGATCATCGTGCCCGGCATCATCCGGTACGTACATGCGCACCCGCTTGCTCGGCTTGGCTTCGAGCCTTGCCTGCCCACGTTGCCACCAGACATGCCGATGCGGGTTGTCTTTGTCGGGTTGCTCCTGGCCACTGACCGCAATCGGGTCAAAGTCGCCGGGGGCGTAGTCGCGAAAGTTGCCGTTATTGATGGCCGATATGAGGCCGAACGCGGCGTCGGTGTGCGTGTTCCAGGCGCTGTCAAAGGTGACGGCCTTGACCCGCTCGGCGCGGCCTGGCTTGTTGAGCGCCGCGGCCAGCATGGCGGTGCCGGTTGCCCCAATGCCGGTTGCGTCACAGTATACCAGATCCACGCGCCAGCGGTGCCACAGAATTTCGTAGAGAATGCTATGGAGGCTGACCGGGTTGACGTTGGTCCATTCGTAGCGGTTGCGCACCTCGATGCGCGGGAGCATGATCCCGTCGCCAATGCGGTGCCAGGTGACGGCGGCCACAGTCAGCGCGACGCTATCCCGCGCCGATGCGTTATTGAGGCTGACCAGCTCGCCGGCCTGCTCATCCGCGCCGGCAAAGTCGAGCCCGGCCACAATCTGCGCTTCGGACTGGCGGCGGTCCTGGCGCGGGTGGGTGCCTACCATGAGTTCGAGCTGTTGCCGGGTAAGCATCCGGCCGGCGGTGGCTAACTCTTCGAGGTAATATTGGGTTTTGACGAGTGGATGATCGCGACCCAAGCGGGCGATCTCATTGTCCACAAATTCGCCATAGGCGGGGTTGCTGACGGCGATCTCTTCGGGCAAGACGCGGTAGACCTTGCCTCGGGTGCGACCTTCGAGGATAGCTTTCTTTGACTGGTAAAGCAGCGTATCCTCAGACCACGATGTTCCAAAACCGGCAATCGGCGCGTTGGTGCTGGCACGCATGGGCGAAAATGATTTTTGAAAGGTTTCCTTCGAGGTGTCTTGCATCTCATCAACGATCATCAGCAAAGAAGCGGTCGCACCCACTACGCTGGCATTAGGATCGGCGCTCAGGAAGTGGATCGATGCCTTGCCACAACGGTAGATGTAGCCCATGCTCGACTTGAATTTGAGGAAGGGCAAGCGCTGCTCGATATGCTTGGCGAGTGAATCAAAGCGCATTCGACTGTTGATCAGTTGGGGTTTGTACGTTGGCGCTGTGGCTATAATGCTGCTTTGCTCGCGATTGGCGTGCGTTGCCAGGAGCA